CCACCTTACAAATCTACAGCAATGAACTGCTCCAAAAACCAATAGTCCACACACGAAGTCAGACAGTCAGTTAATAGAGATTTCAAAGCAGACTCAGCTTCTTCAATTGTGACCCCGTAACGCAACTCAAAGAACTCAGCCGTGGCATCAACACAACTGTGTTTGACCGTAGCCAAGCTCTTGTAGATGGCACGCGAATCAACGTAATCAATCCTCTGCACACCTTTGAGTAGCTTCAAATGGTGTTTAGCATACAATCGAATGACGGGTACGTAAGAAGCTTCCACAGCCAATCCCAACAACATCCCCTTAGTTTCACCTGGTTTAAGTTTGTTCAGCGAGAAACCAAGCTTGGGCAACCTTTTGCCTATCTTGGGTCCAAGCACGTAGCCGTCATTAACGGGCCAGAACAAACTAGAGCAATACTCGACGTCAGCCCAATTAGTGGCCACCTTGATTTTGGTGTCAAAGCCTAATGATCCATTGAGAATTTGGATTTGAGCTTTGATGCGTCTCTGTTGCTGCTCGGTGAGTATACCCGGTATAACTACTAGGTTGTCATCACCGTGCACAATGATTTTGTAATCTTTGTGCCCACAAACTTCTAGCGCATAAGCAGTCTTAACCCCGTTGAGGAAGCTGTTCGAAACCGAAGTAGTGGGTGAACCGCTGGTCATCGTGTAGTTCACTGAGTACTTGACCCCGTGAGACGTATAACCCGCGATACGCTTCATGGACTTATGGGCGAAATCAACAGATCCGTAATCAGCCGATCCACAAGCTAACATGACAGAATTAAACAGTTCGAAGCAATGTTTGCCCTGGTGGGCGTCATAACGGGATTCGTCCATCTCTATCAACGTCACATCCTGCTCTCCAAATTGACCTCTCCAGGAGCCAATTTCCTCAGCGGTTAGACCGGCCGAGTAACAGATGTTGCCGTCAACACCCCACAACTTCTTGAGTTGTGAGGATACTAGGTGAGTGAACGGTCCCAGAGCTACATTCAACCTGTCGGAGTTTCCTTGAATACACCTAGGGTCGAAATCTTCAGCCTCGAAACCACCTTTCATCGTCAATTCACGTTTCACAAAAGATTTCCTTAAAAAATCATTGCCAGACAAAGGGACCGCGGCGAGATCCTCCCATGCCATCAATTGGTTGGCACGCCGCGCTTTCGGGAACCGATCATTCCAAGCGTGGAAATCACGATTCAAGTCGTCATTTGGTATTTTCTCGAATTTACCCAAATACTGCTGAGCAAAGGTAAACAAGTCCTCCCAAGCCGCAGCATGAACAGAGCCGATTTTCATAAGGGCTCTGTTATTAACGGCTAGGGTCTCATTGTTAACGCTGCTGTAGGGTACTAGAGGTATATAATTCGAGAATGTCGTACACACAGGGTAAAACTGCGGTTTGTCCTCAATCTCAACGATTTCGGGAGTTTTGATTTTGGCACCCACTCGAACCTCCTTTAGAGGCTTGTGACACTCGACCCCGGGTAACCCATTAGGCCACGCCTTGGCTGCGTCAAAGGTGGGACCAGGAACCGAAGCTCTGGACTCGTTGTAAGCATCTACGGTATAATTAACCTCTTGAAAGATGCATGGGAACAAAGTTGAACAAACCCCGTCCAATGACATCACGCTGTTTAAGGACGAATACATTCGCTTATAAACTGGCGTGCAGAGATTGTTAAACACAGAAATCTCCTCCTTAAGGCAGTAAATGAAAGCAACAGCTGATCCGTAGATACAACAATCTAGTCTCATCTGTGCAGGCATTGACATTTTCTCCGGTCTAACTAGGTTTCGCATTGTGTTGACACACAACTTGAGCCCTGTTTTATCTCTTGGTACGTTTATCATTTTGAGGGCAACAGTTTGAATCAGATCTTTGGGAATGAGAACCTCACGGGTCTCCTTACCACCCAGCCACATGAAGGAACCGAAGCTGCGTATCCGGCTCACCTCAATTCGTAAAGACTGCAACATGGGTTTGTAACCCGACTCGTCCCCATGGGTTAGGACGCCGTCAACATTCCCGTAATGATCATTCCTGGAAATGCTAGACACCAAGCTCATGGGCAACTGTTTGTCTATGGACAATTTACCGACAACTTCCTCGGGGCATGGTACAAATGTATACACCCACGAGTCTCCGATTGGTTTTGCAGTCCAACACATGGCACGAGACCCAACTTGATAATAAGTTATGTTGAGCCACGAGCATGCGCTATGCACATAGGGAACGGGATTACCATTCACTTGCATTTTCACTTTCAGCTCACCGTGTTGCATGAAACACTCGTATTTAGACTCAACCATGTCGCCGTTGTCATGCATAGAGCCGTACATCAGATCAAACTTGTGAACGACACCCTTTATGCAGCCTTTCTTTGATCGATGCACTAACTCCAACACTTCAGACGGGGTTAAGTAATAAAGTGAGTGTATACTCAGGTAAACGTCAGGAACGAACTTGCAATTGACCGAGTTCTCGGAGCAACTATTGGCTTCGGGATGCTTGAACCTTCGGCGCACGACGTCGCTGGAACTCAGTAAGGGATTGCAGGAATGGACATGAGTACGGCCCGCTTGGGCATGGCGGGTGGCATTACCACCAATGTCTGTGATAGAGACATCTCCGTATTCTCTCTCAATGTCCATGAGCACTATAGACTCGACGACGGCCCTCTCAGTAGCACCTAAAGGATGTGGGTGCTCAGCGCCTGAACCAAAGTTAAAGGTCCAGTCAGGAAACCGCTTCTTGATAGTGGTTAACTGTGAGGCT